AAGGTTCGCGCTTAATGTGACATTTTGAGAGCTATCAACAGAGATAGCAGCCGTTCCACCTGTACTTAAAACAAGAGTATCCGAACCGCCACTAATTCCTGAGTTTGTATCTGAGCTAAAGCTAAATGCTGGAGCAGCAGCAGTACCATCTGGAGCTTTACCTAAAACATTCGCATAAGTAATCTTTTTATTAACTTCAATACCACTAGCGTCAACATCAAGGATCGCAAAGGTATCCCCTGATGCTGGAGCCGTTAAAGCTGTAAATTCCGAGATTTTACGATTTGCCATTTATGTTTTGATGACGTACATCATTGCTATGTTACGAGGTCTGGCCTCTGTTCCGCCATCACTTCCAGAAACTCCAGTATTTATCGTGTGATTGTGACTATGACTGAAACTTGCTCGTCCGCAATCTCCATGATCAGAATGTTGAGAAGGAGTGCTGCCCGTATGATGACCAGTTTGCTTGCTAAAAACCCCAGTACAAGAGCCACCATTATTAAAAGACTCTGAAATACCAGTAATATTTCCAGACGCAGCATCAACATCTGTTTGATAACTTCCAGGCCCATGTGTATGAGCTATATTTTGACTACTTTGAGCTGTTGCTATTGATCTTCCAGAGTCAGTCCCTTTACCATTATCAAAACCTCTTATAAATTCACCCCTTAAATCTGGGACGTTAAAGGTTGAACTTCCATTCCCTGCACCATAAGCCGTTCCAATAACAGCAAATAAAGCTGAATAAGTCGTCCTACTAACTGCTGCACCATTACATTCCAAATAATCAGATGGAACGGTTGCAACTGCTATACAAAAAACAGCACCAGATGGAACACCCTGAACAGTTGAGAATGAGAGAACACCTGATCCATTTGTCTGAAGAAAACTACCGTTTGAACCATCAGAAGAAGGAAGTGTAAAAGTAAGGTTTGAGCCAACAGTTGCAGCAGCTTGTAACGCCACAAAATGACTGCTATCTGAATCAGCAAGTCTTATATCTCCCTGAGCTTGGATCGTTAAACCATTACTATCAACAATTGCTCTTTCCGTGCCAGCAGTAGAAAAACCAAGAGTATTTGCTGATTTTCTAAATAGTCCTGTGTCTGCATCCCCATCAAAAGCAATTGCAGGTGTACTTGCTCCTGATGCGTCATCAGCTAAGACAGGTCCAGTCATTGTGCCGCCTGACCTGAGCAATAGCCCTAAATTATCTTCTCCTACATCTCCAATCTCTCTAAAATTTGAACCATCATAAACTTTTAATTTGTCATCACTAGATTTCCCGTAAAACATAAATTTTACAGGATTACTAGGATCTGACGCACCACTATTATTTGTTTTTATCGCATCAAGAATACTATTAATGTCGGCACGAACAACATTACCTGCGGCATTTTCAACTGTAAAATTCGTAACCTGTGACACTAGGCTTTTACGTTTTGATTCATTCTATACCCCTTTGCCGAATCCTACAGCTTGATAAGTGAAATTTCTGTCAAGAACTGTTGAACCATTTAAGAATTTGACCGTAAAACCTGTCCCTGAAACACTTGTAATGGTAAAAAAGTCACCAGAAGCCATGTTTTGTGCAGTAATACCGATTGAAGGCAGATAAGAATTAGCCCCACCAAGAGAAGCAGTCCCAACAAAAAACGGTGCTGAGAATGTAATTGTTTTTCCTCCAGCATTTGTTCCTGATGCAATTGTTGTTGTACTTTGCTCTGTCCTTGATGGAAGAATTGCTGTATAACCTAACTGTTGCACATTGAGATTTTGGTTTGTATTTGTTGTTGCAAGATTTGCTTTAAATTGGAATGCTCTTGCCTTAAATTCTCCGTTAGCAAAAATATTAAACGCTCCATAACTTGAAGCATCAGTACTTGTTTTTACAAAAACTTGGCAATCTGTGTCATTGGCAGGATCTCCATCAAAGTTGCTAACACTGTCAAAATCAGTCCAAGAATCAATGTTATTACCAACCAAAAAACCTAAACTTTGAATATGCCTTTTTAACGTCAGAGTAAAAACACCACCTAAATCTAAAGTATCTGCAAATTCATAAGTACCTGTTGCATTAGAAGCGGGATCTGTAAGCTGTAACGCTCCACCTGAAACTGCCACATTTGTCTTGTTACCGCTAAACGGTGTTCCTAATAAATCTTCTCTTTTTGTTAAAACTGCTAATTCTTGTCCTACATCTGGAAGATCAATAATAACGCTTGTTTCATTTGTTGAAAAACGTCCTCCATCATCTTGAAATTTTAAAATGTACTCACCTTCTAAAGCTGGTACGACAGCCTCAGAGGTTGTGCCTGCTAGTGCACTTACGAGATCAACTGAACCTGCAAATGTTCCAGATCCATCTGTTTTATTAGAGTGCCTAACATAAACTCTTCCTCCATGCAAAACGTCAGCATCGGTTGATTTATCCCATCTCAATCTTATTAAATGATCACCAACTGGCTCTGCTGTTAAATTTGCAACATCTGAAGGTATAGCTGTTTTACCTTCTGCATTGAAAGTTGCATCTAAAGAAGTAGAAGATACTTGTAATAAGGTGTTATAAGAAAATATCTTAACCTCATAAGTTCCTTCCTCACTATTATCTATTTGAATATCTGGCCTAAATACCACTTGACTTTCATAGTTTCCATTTGCAAAACGATATTGAACTAAATATTGATTAACACCATCAACAGGAATCCATGTTACAAATAGTCTTGAAATTGCAACGCCATTTCTAACAACAGTTTTTTCTTCAAATTTTACAGAGGTAGGTGGTACTGCTGGCTGACTTAAAACAGAAACATTTCTTGCAGGTAAAGCTAACCCTTCTTCGATATTTGCATATTTATTAGGTCTGTAAGATAAAGCTGTAATTTTATAATTAATCCCATCTGCTTCTTCTACTGTTATTACTCTAAATTTTTGAGCTTCAATTGTGTCACTAACTAAAAACCAAATTGAATTAACATTAGGTGCTTCGGATAAAGCAGAAGCCAAACTAATTACTCCATTAGTAATACTTAATACATCTTTTGTCTCCACAGAATTGTCAGGCATAACAACACTGCACTTTTGATTAGCTCCTGTAAATGTTGATAAATCTTGTGTATCATCAACTGTAATTGCAGTTGTAGTTGCAGTATTTATACGCCCAGATCGCCTTTTACCACTACGCACTGGATCATTTACATCTATTACGGCTCCAGGTCTTATTGATACTCCAGCATCAACAGATGTAGTAAAAGTAACAACTTCCGATTCATTTTGCTCGGCAAAAAGTATTGCCTTACCTAATCTTTGAGCTTGACCACGACTTGTGCAAGCAAACGCTTTTACGTCTTTCTTAACAACACCAAGTTTGGATTTAGCAGTGCTATCTTCTACAACTTCATAATCTATTTCTCTAGAATCCATGTTGTAGTAACCAACAGCTACTACAGAATGTCTTGACTTAAGTGACGATCCAGAATAAGCAAATCCTTCTTCAGTTACATTTGCAAGACTAAACAAAAAACTTGCATCCGTTGGTTTATCTTGTGCAAGGCTAATTTTTCCAGCACTCCATATAGGCATACATCTCATTACTCCGCAAAGTTCCTGAATAACATCAAAAGCTTCTTTTGCCGATAAAATATTTACATTGCAACTAAATCTTGCTTCTTTTCCCCCAAAGCCATCATCAACTAACGTGTTTGCAAATTTAGAAGCATCTACAAAACTAAATAAATCTAAGTTACTATCAGTTATATGATCTCCTAACCCGTATCTGGTAGTTGTAAGCAGATCAAGTAAGATCATTGCAGGACATGAACACCATTGTGCTGCAGCCATTGTGCCATTAAATATGTAACCATCTGGATAAATAATTCTACCTGTATTGTTATCAACAGTAGGTGTCCCAGAACTGGAAGCTCCTGCACCTGGAATCCTTATTTTTACACCTCTTATTCTATATTTTCTACGTGGAATAGAACTTACTATTTTACTATCAAGTGTTAAGGCTGCATAAGCACTATTAACATAAGCTTGATGATCATCTACTATCTCTTGCATTGCTAATACGTTAAAACTATCTTGCAAAGACGCAGTGCTTGACGAAGATGTATCATCAGGAGTTATCCGTACAACTTTTATATCAACAGGGAAAGCTCCGTTAATTGTTACTCTATAATCTTTTGAATATGAATCACTTGTACGGCCTGTAATCGTATCTGTAATAACATCAGAAAAACCACCAGAATTATATTGAATTTGTATTTTTAACTGAACACTTGAACCTAATAAATCACCATTATCTTTTGCATGCTGTAATTGTGGAAAGTTAATTGTAACTCGAACAGCATCAACAGTTGTTGTGGTGATTTGTTGAGTAACACCACCATTTGCAACAGTACAGGCTCTAGGAAATCCAGAGATAGGACTAGATGACTGCTCTATTCCTGAAATATATGTTTGATTAGACGTACCAAAACGAGGAATAAAAGTTACATCCTGATAGTTGTAATCTGTTGTTTGAGGATTAGTTGAATTTGCTCCTGCTTGAAGAACAGGAGTGTTATCTAGAAAAACATCTTTTAACGCAGCAGTATTATATGCAGTTGTTCCTTGTGTAAGACCTTCTTTCGATGGAGTCGCAAATCCTTCGATTTCACCCTCGCTTATTAAATCTTGAAGAGTTACAAATTGTCTACTGTTTAAAGTATCAGGTGCACGTGTTGGTTTGTCATCCCCACCGCCAAAAAGAAAACCTGACCCTCTTATTATTTTTGTCATGCTGAAACTTGATCTGTCGTTACGTTCATACTAATAACTGTAGAGCCTGTAAATATTTCTCCATAAACAACTGGATGCGTAGTTCCTGCTCTAGATGTGTTTGGTGTCCCACCAAATTGAAAAGAAACACGTGGATCTTGATCATTTTCTTCTGGTTTTGGAGGAGGGAATAAAAGATCTGATACTCCAGTAAGGACAAGAGCAAGGCCAACGTTTGCTGCAAGTGCCCCTACAGCAAAACTTCCCAATGCAGCTCCACCAGTAAAACCTGCACCAGTCAAAGCAAGAGATCCTCCACCGGTGGCAAAAGCTAATCCAATTATTGCAGCTCCCATTAAAATCTTTTTAGCTGCATCCCCACCAGCTCCCATAATCACAGGGACGATTTTTATCTCTTTTGCTACTGGATAATGAATTTCTTCTTCTCCTATATCCGTTCCATCAGTTAAAACTTGGTAGTATCTTTCATTCATATGAGCTGCTAACTGAGGCCAATTCATTAATAGAAATCTAATACAATCACCCACGCTACTCACATGCGCTTCTAACTCACTATGTCCTGTGATCTCTTTTAGATCACCATATAATTTAATTGTCTTGAGCATAGCGATACCTTCCTCCTGTGCATTTTAGCAACCATTCAGAGTATGGTTCTTGACAACTTAAGCGATCTGATAAGTGATGTAAAACTTCTCCATCTAAAAAGACTGCAGCGTGATTTAATCCCTTACCCATAATTGACATCAATAAAACATCTCCATTCTCTAATTTTTCATTAGGTTCTAATAATCTAAACCCTATTGAAAGTAAAAAATTATTTGCATCACCATCTTCTTTTGATATTGGATTTTTTATAAATTCTTCGGGAGTTATTGGTCTTTTATATTCTCTAAGTTCTATATTTTTAACCTCTTTATACCAATCTCTCGTTAAACTCCAACAATCAGTCACGCCCCAACACCAAGATCTTCCCTTTAAGGCTGGTTTATAGCCTTTTGGCTCGTAATAACCCCATTTTTCTGTCTTTGGATTAACAATATGCCAAGGTAATTTACCTGCTTCACAACTAACTTTGTCAGCTTCACTTGCTATTGCTGGAGTTGTTGGATGCGAATGTATGACGCTAATAATTTGACCTAAACTATCTGCTTTAACATAATCTTCTGGATCTAAAATAAAACATTGTTGAGAATAAGTCGATAAATTACGGCAAGGGTAATAAACCTTTTTACCTTTAATATTTAACAACAAGCCAACAGATTCCTTTGGGTCTTCATCTTTTGCATGTTGTAATGCTTTAATTCTCCAACCCATTACATAAATGTACCAATAGAAGGGAAAAGATCTCTAGTACATTGACGTTTAGGCAAACGAATTCCCGCTAGATCAGTAACACTTGCTAATTCAAAAGTAACAATATTTCTATTTTCTTCTGCTTTCCTATCTATATAATAAATCTCTCTAGGAAATTCATTATTGGCAGGAGTTCCAGGTGGAACAGATTCTTGTGCAATTAAGTCACTATCTTCTAAAGCAATGTAATCTGATGAATTTTCTTGAACAATAAGACCAAAAGATGCAAAGTTATCAGCATCTAAAAACTTAGCCAATGTTCTAATTCTTGTTACTTTTGCACCTGTTAAATCATTACCTGCTGTTATTAAATTAACCTCTAACATTACGGCACTAATTAAAGACAAAGCATTGCTTATTGTTATTTGTGGTCTTGGTAATTGTCCTTTTTGAAAAGCAAATCCACTAGCCTCTACAGGGTAACGTAAATATTCATTCCCTTGCCAAATGACCTTTCCGTTTAAATTTAAACTGCTTCCCGCATGAAACCTATAAACAGTTGTTGCTCCGTGCAAGGCTGAATCTAATTCAAGTTCAAATAATTCAATAATTGCAGAAGGATTGCTCTTCTGTAGATCACTAATAATCGGATCTAAACTCATGGCTCAAACACTTCCCTAAATGTTGCTGAAATAGTTGCTCTATTTAAATAAGGAATTGATTTGCTCCAAGAATCACAAACAAATTTGCCAGATGATCCCTCACCTGGAGGAGTAAAATCAAAACTGGCTTGATCTAAAGCTCTCTCATCTAAGAAATTTTCAATTATATCTGCATCCGATTCTGATACTGCAAACTTTAAAGAATAAACTTTCGGATTTGTATGTGCGTCCAATCCAAACAAAACCCGATGTTCATACCCATCAGCAAAACGAACCACACGTGTATTAGGTGCTGATCTTTTTTGTGCCCCATAAGTGGGGTTAATAGATGGAAATGTTGCCATTAGCGTGTACCTGCTAAGAGTCCTCCAGGTCGTTGCTGATTAACAAGTTCAGCTTGAACTGCTGCTGCCAGCATACTTCCTAATTCTTCTGCTTGCCTTGCATCACCTTGAACTGCCGAACCCGAAGCATCTACGTTAACAACCACGTTGTTTGTCCCTCCCATTGCATGATTAGGAACGATATTACCGCTAGAACCTGGGACAAATAATTCTGGGCCTTTCTCTCCAACAATATAAGGTGAACCTCCTGAAACTGGGCCACCTGAAGCTCTTGTTGGGAAAAGGCTTGGCATAGCCTTAGTCAAGAATGAACTAACACCCGCCTGTATGATTTGTCTTGATATTTGCTTCAAGACGTTTGATGCAACTTCGCCTAAAGTTTTAGTTCCTTCTATTGCTCCTTCGATAGCACTAACAAGTCCATCCTCAATGGATACGCCTATATCTTTCCACAATTGATTCATTTCTTGTAATGTCTCTAAATGCAACTCATCCATATCAAGAACAAATTGGGTTAATATTTTTTCTTTTAATCTTTCATTTGTGCCAGCTTTTATTAAATCTATTTTTGCTTTATGTAATAAGATTTGACTGCCAAGATTAAATTCTACTTCTTTATCTAATTCTCCTCCTTGTTCCATTGCCCTTACTTTATCAATTCTGACATTCAATATCTTCATCTCTAATTCATGTATCTTGTTTAAATCGGCTTCAATTTTATCTTCTGTAACATTAGGTTTAATACCATTTTTACTTGTTGTAGCAGCAGAAAAGAATTTTTCTTGAGAGCTTTTTACATCATAATTTGGCAAAGTTTGTAATTTTATTCCTCTTTCTTTCATTACATTATTTATTTGTGTCTCAACAGCAAATAGCCATGATTCTAAATTTTCTTTCCTTACTCCACTTACATTTAACCCTCCAAGTCCTAGTGGCCCTTTCCCTCCTATCATGTCTGGCCCCATCACTGTCGCTCTAGTTATTGTCTTAAGATCTCTACTACCACTTAAGGCACTTACTGTTGCAGAGAATTTAGCAGGATCTAAGAATCTTAATGTCTCTAATTTTCCTGCTAGTTCGTTCCTGACAGTTGCTCTACCTATCATTTTATTCATCCTTTCAATTAAAGTTGTCAATGGCCCAACAATGAACATTTGCATTGTTAATGTTAATTTTGTCCATTGTCTATTTAATTCCTTCGACTCATCTTTTAGCTTTTTCAATTTCTCAAGAGAATCTGCTCCAAAAACTTTTACAAATTCTTCCGTTAAAATTGCAGCAGCTTTACTTGCATCACCTTGTTTAATTAAAGCTTTTACATTCTCTTTTATCTTGTCAGAACTAAATAAAGCCTTCTCACTCATAAAGTCAAAAGAGCCTTGGACACTATCAAAAGCTTTTCCGACCTCAACAGTAGACGTAATAAAGCTTTGGAACGATGCTACGACTTGAGTTCCAATTAGCGATCCAGCAAAGCCTCCTTGTTGTCCTCTCATTCCTCCTACATAACCACCAATAGCACCACCAGCAGCAGCAAATGGGCCTTGTCCGAAGAGTAAAGGAAATGCTCCTCCAATCATTGCACTCTGCATTGCTCCTTGACGTAACCTTCTCTTTTCTATTGCTTCTTTCAACCGTCTATCAAAATCTTTTAAATCGGCAGCATTTTTCTTCTTATCATTAGCCATTTCCAACTGTGTAGCTTTATTGTCTTTTGCTATACGCTCTTGCAACATTTTGTCTTGATCAGACACAAATAATTCCATTTGTTGATCTTTTTGAGCCTGTAAACTATCTATATATTTTCTATTTGCTTTTGTTGCGTTATTAATTAAGCCTTCTAGTTTTTCTGCTTGTTTAGTAGGACTTGCTTTGTCATATAATTGACCTCTCTTCTTGATCTCAATATTTTGTCTTTCTTCTAGGTCAACAACTTTTTGTAATTGAGTTTTAAATCTACTACTTGTCGTATGTAAACTATCTAGTTCAGCTCTCGCATCTGCTAGGTTTTCTTTTAATCTGTCAGCTAATGGCGCACGATCTCCAAAGCGATGAGGCGCACCATAAATTTCATCTAACTTATCTTTTAATCTTCCCTCTCCCGTCATCATAAAACGAAGAGGCCCGAACAAATTCTCAATTAATGATGTCTTGTTCTGGGTCGGCCCTATACTTCCTCCTTTCTTCCCGAATCTTGGTTCAGCTTTTGATAACCAACTAGACATATTCTTGTCTAGTTCTCTTCTTGCAGCATTAATTCGATTAAAACTTAAAACGGCTTGTTGCTCAAAATCAATAAACCCTTTAACAGCACCAACAACCCAACCTGCTCCACCTAGAATTGCACTTAAACCTTGAAAACCAAAAGTAACTGTTGCTATAGCTTCTTGTGCTTTCCTTGTCCAATTAGCCCAAGTACTAATTCCTTTTCCACCTATCGTTACATTTAAGAAATTAAATCGTTTTGTTAACTCTTCAATTCCACGCGTTATGCCAATAAAGAGTCCAGCACGGGGAAGTTCTCCAAATAAAGTTTTACCTTCAAAGACTTTACCTATTTGTCGTGTTCCTTTTAATGCAATACTTTCAACCTGTTTACCTATATCTCTATAGAATTTAGCTGTCTCTCCAGCTTGTTTTGATTGAGTTCTCTGAAGCTTAGTAGTAACACCAAGCCTTTTATTCATTCGTTCTATTGCTTGTTCAGTTAAAAGATATTCTTCCGAACCTATTTGAAGAAGCCTGTTAACATTCTCTAATTCAGATCTATAAGCAGTAAGAGAAGCAATAGTATCTCTTTTTCCTCCTTGCTGGAATTGTTTCTCCATTCCCAACAAATCTGTAACTCTCTTGAAACCTGTCATGTCAGTTCCAAGTTGCTTTATGTCACCAGCACCAAGCGCATATAATTTTTCTTGTGCCTTTATTCTTTCAAGTTGAGCAAGTCTTAATTTTTGTTCTGCTTTCTCTTGCGCTTGAACAGACGTTACATATTGTGCGCTACCAATTTTGACACCTGCTGAAAGTCTGGCAAAGGTATCAGCCTGCTTGCTTAAAGCTGCCTCGTTTGCAGCAAGAGCTTTTGTTCCGTTTCGGACTGCAATGACAAATTTTTGAAGATTATCTGCTGATTTATTAAATTCGTCACTCTTCCTTCCATCAGTAGAAAAAGGAGAACCTGTCCTTTGCAGATCCCTCATTGCTGCTTTTATCTTTCTTATATCTCGTATGCTCTGAGTTACTTTCTCTTTTGGAAGAACTTCTACCTTGGAAGCAAGCTGTGTTAGACCTTTAACGGCTTTAGATATATTCCCTACTTCTTTAACTGTTTCTTTAATCCCTCCTCTGATTGACTTAGAAAAAGCCTCATTAATTTTATCTAACGACTTATCAATTCCCTTAAGAGATACACCTAAATCTTTTACAGCCTTTCTTAACTGAGCGTCCTTCGCCTTAAATTCAATCGTCTTGGTATAAGCTTCAGCCACTCCTCTCGTACCAAACAATATTTCCTATCTTACCTTGTTTGAGTTCTACTAGCACTACTTCGTTGAACAGCATCTCTGTCTCTTTCCATTTCGTCACTCTGAATCTTGAAATAAGCAGCCCAACCAACCATCTCTTCTCTTGTTAATTCTCTTGTTAACTCCCTAACCGTTTTCCCTAATTCCTTTGCTAACGAAAATAAAAAGATCCATTCTTTATTCGCTTTTCAAATCTTTCTCTGCCTCTTCTACCTCCTTGCTAGAGCCAGATTCTAACATCGCCAATTGAATCTCTTGCAAAATAGCAGCTTCTATTTCTCTACGAAGAGTCGCTTTATCTCCATCAGCAAACAACCTTTTTCCTTTCTCATCTAATGCTTTTTCAATCATCAAAGATAAAGCAAAATTAGACGCATCATCTGTATTCCCAGATTTTTTTTGAATAGATTCCCTTTCAGCAATTGTTAATGGATGCCAAAAAATAGACAGAACAACTTCGCCATCTTTCTTTACATCATGTTGGTATAACTGGCTTACACCAAACTTGTTGCTTAAAAGCTCAACGGCTCTCATGAAAAAACTTATAGACTACTAGTATAGTAACTCAAGCTTAAGCAATTGCAGAAAATTGACAGGTAATCACACCTAAATAATGCGATTCCTGCTCATCATCAACCCCCCCAGGCCCAACAACGTCATTTGTTCTTGGTTTACAGCTAAACGTATCCGTATAATTTGCAGCATTAACAGAAGTTAAACCATCTATAACAGATTCACTAATTGCTGCTAAAACAGATGTTCCCTTATTTTTAGGGACATAAACGCTGCACTGAATAAATCCACTATAGTAATCACTTGATGCACCTTGGTTTTGAACTGTTGATTGACCAAAATTAACTCCCATTACAACATATTTTTTAGTTTTACCTGGTTTTGTATAAGGAACATTCTCATAAATCATATTAACTGTTGCATCAGCAGCAACAACAGCATCAGTGACAGCCTTTTCAAAAGCAGCTCTGACGTTAACAAGTGTCATAATTTCAAGAAGCTGGTACGACCTGCATCATCAACATCTCCACCAACTCTAATATCAGCACGTTTATCAGTAAAGATTCTATCAATCTTTTGAGTTAATCCTTCTTTAAAGGTCCCAGATCCTCCTAACAAATATGCAAAAATTTGTGATTTAGGAGAAACAAGAGCTTGAGGAGCATATTTAGCTGTATTTCCAATAAAAACAGACTTATTTATTTTGAAATTAGTCGGAACAGGATGTCTTTGTTCTATTACAGATTTGAAACCAGGAGCAAGTTTATTTCCTTGTGTCTTAATTTTTGCCCATTTAGGAAAATTCTTTCGTTCATCATTCCTTGCAGGTCTATTTAAACCTGCCTTCCAACTAGAAGCAAAAAATCCAGTTAACACAGGACTAACACCTCTTTTTTGTCCATCGCTTGTCAAATCACTGACAACAGAACGAACAAAACTATTTAGTTGAACTTCTATCTCATCAGTTAAATCATCTTCAATCATCTTTGCAAAGGCCTTTGCCTTCATCTCTGTTGGCATCCTTCTCCGCTTTGCCCTTCTCCCAGTCATCAGAACCTCACCAACAACGTAAATAAGTAAGCTTGCCCACCTTTCTTTGTATCTATATCAACGATTTGGGCTGTTTGACTTGCTCCTGCATAATTTAAAATCACTTCATCTTGAAACGTAGGTTGATTATTTCCTATCAAATCAGGAGTGATATATAACTTGGCCTGCCTTAATTCTCTCCCTTCACTTTCTTCCGATTTTATAAACTCAATTGGAACTTTTATATCTGCATAAGCTGTATCTGTTGTAGCTAAAGAGCCAGTAGCAGTGTTATACGTGCCAGCAACCTTACGTGTATAAGTAATCGTTGTATCTAAAGCCGATCCAAGATCAGATACAACTTGCTTGGCAATTGCTTTAAATGCTGTGTCTAATGCTCCTGCCATGATTAACCTCTAACTACCCGAACTTGATAGC